CCACCCCGGCCCAGATGAAAGCCCTGGCAGCAGGGACGGGCAGGTCACTGCGTGCCATCAAGGAAGCGGCGGCCGAGCAGTGGCTGGAGTACGAGGCGACCGAGCTGGCTGGCTACGGCAACGAAGTCCGCATCATCGTGGGCCACTTGGCGGGCATGCCCGAATCCGAGCTGAGGCGCTGGCGGGCGATGATCGAAGCGGACGAGCGCGCGCGGCGCGAAGACCGTTAGCAGATCCGCCGCTACCAGACCGGCATTGACCGCCGAAGTCCTTAAGTAGACATTCCTTCAACGGATTGTGGTCAGACACTCACTGGTCGTACCCTTCCACAACCGTGCGCTTCAGGCCATTGCGTCACGAGCGCACCGCTCTAACGGGAGGGCGCTTCATGCTGCGTGTTGTGTACAAGACCGCCGACCTGGCCCCCGGGATCCTCTCCGACTGGAGAGAGGACAGAGGGTTCGTCGAGATCCGGATTGCCCGGGGCCTGGAGCCCGTCGATTTCATCCCCTCGCTCAACGAGACGCTCCTGGACTTCGTCAACACGGCGCAGTGGTTCCAGATCTGGGAGGGCGAGGTCGTCTCGGCGGCCTCTCCCCTAAGCCCGCTCCGCGTCACGTTCGAACTCTCCCCGCTCAAGCTGGAAGCCCCCGTCGAGATCCGTGAGCACAAGGGGTACGTCGCCCTGCTCGTTCACCCCCTCACGTCGACGGGCATGTTCATCGGAACGCTCAACCGGTCCATCGTGGAGCTTCTCGCTGGGGGACAGTGGTTCCAGCTGTGGCACGGGGAGATCGTAACCATGGACTCCCCCGAGGCGAACGCAGCCTGAACGAGTAAGAGGGGGTCCCACGTGGCCGGTTACATCGAGGATCGCTGGCTGACGAAGAAGCCCGATCCGGCGACCGGGAAGCGGCGCCGGACCGAACGCTGGGGAACGGGCAAGCGCTGGCGGGTCGCCGGTATCCCCGGCGTGCGAGACCGCTCCTTCAAGAACCAGAAGGGCCCCGGGAGCGCCGAGGAGTGGCTGGCGAAAGCCCAGACGGACACGAGCCGCGGCCAGTTCTACGACCCACGCAACGGCGACATGACGCTGCGGGAGTACGTCGAGAAGACCTGGTGGCCCAACCTGCGCAAGCCGCCCGGCACCAAGCAGTCCATGAAGCCGCGCGTCTTCCTGCACATCCTGCCGCACGCCGGCGCCCTGCCCCTGAACCGGATCGGCCCGGACGAGATCAAGGCGTGGCTGACCCGGGTCGAGCAGGACATCGACGTAAACACGGTGCGCACGACGTGGCGGCACTTCTCGTCGATCATGCAGGCGGCGCACAAGGCAAAGAGGATCCCGGAGAATCCCTTCCGGGACGAGGATCTGTCGCCGCCCGCGTCGCCGCCGTCCAAGGCGAAGGCCTGGCCGAGGGAGACCGTGGCCGCGGTCCGGAGCGCGCTGGATGCCCGCTATGCAATCCTCGTGGACCTCTCCGCCGGCTCGGGCATGCGGCAGGGAGAGTGCCTCGGGTTCTCGCCCGATGACATCGCCGGTGACGAGATCAACGTGACCCGGCAGATCGTGCGGATCAACAGCCGCCTCGCGTTCGCCCCTCCGAAGGGCAACAAGCTGCGGACGGCACCCTGCCCACCAGAGCTGGCTCGGGCCGTCAAGGAGTACGCCAACGTCTTCCCGACCGTCGAGGTCACGCTGCCGTGGGTCGACCCGGACCGCCCCAGCCTGGAGTGGGAGAAGCGGCCCTTGCGGACAGTACGTCTCCTTGTGACCACTCCGAGAACGAACGGTGTGAGCGGCGGAGCGGTCAACCGGGTCACCTTCGACGACAAACAGTGGAAGCCCGCGCTGGCCCGCGCCGGCGTCATCCCTGCACCGGAGGTCGAGTACGTGCAGGGCGCGGGGAAGAAGCCGTGGCGGCGGGTGAGCTGGAAGATGCCGCGGGAGGACGGCTTCCACGTGCTGCGGCATACGTTCGCTAGCGTGGTGCTGGCCGCGGGTGAGACAATCACTCAGCTGGCTGCGTGGCTCGGTCACTCGGATCCGGCGTTCACGCTGAGGACTTACGTGCACTTCATGCCGAAGTCCGGGAAGCGGGCGCTGGCTGCGCTGGGTTCGTGGATGGGCCAGGCCGGGGGTGGTGTTTCCCCCCAGGAGCTCCCCGCGATCTCTCCCGCTCCTGATTCTCCCCAGATTCTCCCCGCCACCATTTTGGATCATGTTGAGTGACGGGTTGTTGCTGGTCAACGGGTTGAGTGGCAGACGAGTCGGGCTGTACGCCGGGTTCTGTCGCCCGGTCGCCTCGCGGCCTGGGCTTTCGGCTATGGAGTCCATCTGACCTGGACTTCCCTTGAGTTCCCGTGAGTGCCCGGGGGTGCCTTTGAGTTTAAGAACTGGCTCTCCCCGGGCACCCCCCGAGCGTCTCTACTCCCCAGATTCCCCCCACGAATGAGGGGTGGGGTGGGCTCCTGAAGTGCAGCTATGGCAGCGCTTCGCCGACCCGGCCAGGCGTGTACTCGATGCCGTCGCTGGTAGCTGCCGCCCAGCGCTCCTGCTCCATCTGCAAGATGCATGCCTTGCAGGCGCGCAGTTCCTCGTCGTGGCCGGCACGCGGATGCACGGTCTTTACGTGGGCGGTCGCAACCTCGCCTTGATCGGGGTGCCGGAAGCAGATGCCTGCCGCCCACTCGTAGAGGTCGAGGATCTGCTGTCGGTCCATGCCGTCTCCTGCTGCGCTCAGGTGGGGTGGTGGGGTGTTTCGCTGCTGCCCGACCTGTTCAACCGGATGCAGACGAGGCGGGTTGTTCACTCGATCGAGCGAACATGTATTCGATTTCAGGACACTACCTGGAGCCCCGCGGCATCGGCCACATCACAGAGCTAAGGGATCAAGATCACGGAAAGCCTGGTACCACCAGGCTGACTCATGATCGTTCTGGGTTGAGCGTTTGTCGAGTGCACCTCGACCCGCCAGACGACGACGCCCTCCGCGCGGAGCGGCAGCGCATCGGCAGGTCCATCCGCAACGCCCGCATGGACGCCGACCTCACCCAGGAGAAGGTCTTCCTGGCGATCCCGCTCAACCGGGCCTACTACCAGCAGATCGAGAGCGGCGTCGCTAACCCGTCGCTGAACACGCTGCTGCGGATCGCCCGTGTCTTAGGTGTGCGCATCGCCGACCTCCTCCACTGACTAGCTCTGTAAGCGGAACATAAGCGCGCTGGTTGACCCTGAGTCAACAACACCCGGATGCCCCTTGGGAAGAGTGTCGGGTGCATTTATCTACACGATTTCGCCACACGCTTCGCGCATCTGATCACGGCCCGCTGAGCCTCTGGCCAGGACTTTCGCGACGGATCGGTTAACTGTCGCTTACTCGACACCTGAACCGGTGTTCAGCCCGCGTTCACCTTCGGCTACACGCCGCCCTCGTGGGCCCGGTACGCGCGGTACAGCGTCTCGGACGTCTCGCACCGGGCGCGGCCGATGTGCCGGCAGTCCGCGCAGGCGATGGCATGGTCGACATAGTCGCTCCACGCCTCCTGTAACGGGCTCAGCTTGGCGCCGGAGACTATGACCGGCGGGCGGGTTACCGCTTCAGGGGGTTGCTCTCTACGCTCGTCCACGTCGACGGCTCCTTCGTCGGCTGCTCCCGGGGTGGCGTGGGCCGCGACCTCGGGAGCTCTTGCAATTGCAGGGTACCGCTGAGGGATAGGAGATATAGGTCGTATAGGTCCGCTGGTCTCGCGTGTCTGGGTTGGTCCGCCTAGCGTCCGGATCATGAAGTGGGAGCCGGAGATTCCGAGATGGCGGCAGGTGTACGCCGTGATGTCCGACCGGATCCTCGACGGCACCTACGAGCCCGGCGGCAGGCTCCCCTCCGGCATGGACATCTGCGACGAGTTCGGCATCAGCCCCGTCACCGCGAAGCGCGTGCTGAAGGAGCTGCGGGCCAGCGGCCTGGCGGAGATGCAGCCGGGCATCGGGACGTTCGTCACCGAGCTGCCGCAGCCGCCCAAGGGCTGACCGCTGTCCGACCCGGCGGCTAGGCTTTGATCTATGCCTCCCATTCCCCCAGCTCGGGCCTCTGTGCGGCCGTCGGCCGTGGTGAATGAGGAGATCCGCGCCCTGGTCGTGCGGGCTGGCGGCTGGCTGTACGGGGAGACGCGGCAGCGGTACGAGGTGCTGCGGGATGAGTGGACGGTGGCGGTCGCGGCGGAGCGCGGGGGCATCGTCGAGGCGGCGTAGGATCCGCACTCGTGAGCGACGCACCTTCTGACGATCTGATTGCCCTGGAGCAGGCCTCTGTGGATGCGCATGCCGCGCTCCTCGAACTGCAGGAACGGTACGGCAGCCCCTCTGCTGGTGACGGCTGGAGCGAGGAGCAGCACGCCGAGTACGGGCGCCTGTGGCAGATCTGGCGGGAGGCGGCCCTCAAGTTCCATGCCGCACTGCCCGGCGGTACCGACCGGTACGTCGAAGAGATGCGAGTGAAGAACGCCGTCCGGCACCCGGCGGTCGAGGCTGCCTAGCTACGGCCGCCACTCCTCGCGGTAGCCGGGACGGTCTGCGTAGGGCAGGGCAAGCAGGCGCAGCGTCTGGCACGGGAAGTGCCCGCCCGGCCGACCGTCGATGTGCTCCCGCCCGCATCGCCCGCAGATGGTGTCGCCGTTGCTCGCGGTCCACGGCTCGTGGCATTCCACGAGACGCCGCTTGGCGTCGATCTCACGCAGCACCCGAGCCGGATCGTGCGCAGCAATGTGCGCCGCCAGTTCGGCTCCCTCCACGCCTAGGCCGCGCCAGTGCTTGTCCCGCTCATAGGGAGTGTGGAACTCGGGCGGCCACATGCAGACCATCTCCGCGTCCGTCCACTCGGGATCATCCCCAGGACCCTGATGCCAGTCGTGCGGAACGCGGACGGCCCGCGCGATCCGCTCGTCCTCGTCGAGCTGCTCGCTGAGCCACCGCACCAGGTCGTCCACGGCCCCTCCAAAGTCGAGCGCCTCGCCCGGGTGGCGCTGTCCATCAGGGCGAGGCGAGCGCTTGCAGCCATGCAGCGCGGATAGATGACCCGAGTGTACGAGCAGCCGCTGACAACGAGGCGGGCTACGGCGCCTTGGGCCACTCCGTCAACGTCCGGCCGGTCTCCTCGTCGACGAGGGTGATGCGCACGCCGGGCATCTTGCCGCGCTCACGCTTCCAGGCTTCGTGACGGCCGCGGGCTGTCGTCTCCCGCGGCCACCAGCCCTGCATCGCGGGCCGGCCGTCGAGGGTCAGGAGCAGGTGATAGCGGTCGGCGGTCATGGACACCATCATCCCGACCCGGCAGCGAGAATGCCCGCATGAAGAACTACAGCCTCACCTGGACCGACTCCGACGGCACCCCGCGCGCAGCCGCCGTCAGCTACGACAAGCCCAGCGCCGAACACCGGAAGGCGCGGCTGGAGGCAGACGGCGCCACCGACGTGGAGGTCGTCGAGACGAAGCCGGGCGAGCTGGCGCAACCGAAAGCCTGAGGCGGAGGAAACTCCTCGCAGGCGCAGAGGCTAGACCTGATCGTCGGCCCGGAAGAACGGCGAGTCGCTGCACCGCCGGTTGGTGCAGATCACCTTCTCGTCTTCCGGGTTGCCGGTCTCGCTGTAGCGGCGCAGTGACCAGGTCTCGCAACTGGGGCAGCGGTGCTGTGGGCCGGGCGTGGTGAGCTTGAGGAACGTGCTGAACGAGAGATCCATCGGAGCATCGTGCCCCTCGCGAGGCGGCGCGTCGAGGGGTACGGCAGATACCCTGACGCGGCGATGCCCCCGCCACTTTCCCTGGCGGGGGCATCGCGCTGCAGGGCGCGAGCGTCACATTCGACGGCCAGCAACACGTCCGCCGACGTAGCCGCCCGCAACGCAGACCGCGATCATGGCGGCGCACCCGCTGAGGAGTCGCACGTAGGTGAGGTCGTCACCGTCCCCAGGCAGCACGATCGCCGCCATGGACGCCAGCCCCAGGATGCCGGGGATCACCATTCCGTACAGCCGGATCCGAAGCATGGTCACTTCTCCTCCCTCTCGAGGTATCGGTAGATGGTGGTGCGGGCGACGCCGAGTTCGTCGGCGATGCCCTGCACGGTGTGCTTGCGCTTGCCGTCGTCGCCCAGCTCGTCGTACATCTCCTGCGCGAGCTGGACTTGGCGGGGCTTGAGGGCCTGCTTCCTACCGCCCTTGCGTCCTCGAGCGCGGGCGGCTTCCAGTCCGTCCCGGGTCCGTTCGACGATCATCGCGTGCTCGAACTCCGCGATGGCGCCGAGGATCTGGAAGAACATGCGCCCGGCCGGGGTGCTGGTGTCGATGCCCTGGTCGATGACGACGAGGTTGACCTTCTGGTCGCGCAGCCGCTCGGAGAGCTCGATCAGGTTCTTCAGCGAGCGGCCGAGCCGGTCGAGCTTGGTGATGACGAACTCGTCGCCGTCGCGGGCGGCGATGAGCGCCTTGTCGAGCTCGGGCCGGGAGGCGAGCTTGCCGGACGCCTTGTCGACGAAGATCCGGTCGCACTTGGCTGCGGTGAGTGCGTCCTCCTGTGCGTCTGGGTTCTGGTCGCGCGTGGAGACGCGGCCGTATCCGATTCTCATAGGCTCACTGTAGCGATTCCGAACCGTTTGCGCGACATAGTTAAGGACACGGGTTTTCGTCAACCTCGTACTGCAGGAACGCCGTTGAGGCGAGCAGTGTCGACAGTCGGTCGTTTGTGGACACAGCAGAACGTCCCCTTCCGCCGAAGCAGGAGGGGACGTTCATCGTCGACCCGTCAGGGCGTCCACTTGCCCAGGGCGCGAAGCAGGACGATGACAGCTTCCTGGGCAAGGACGTCGTCACCGACGAGGCCGACGAGGTGCTCTTGTGGAGTGAGGGGCCGGGGCGCCAGGTCGTCTTCGTCGGGGATGAGTCCGGCGGCGTGGAGAACGCGCGTGGTCTTGCAGCCGAGAACGCGGGCGATGGCGACGCACGTCTTGATATCGGGTACTGCATTGCCGCGCAGCAAGCGGGAGACGATGCTCTCGCCCAGTTCGGCGTCGCGGGCAAAGCGCGCACGTGTGCCATAGGCGGAGAGGTCGTACCCGTGTAGCTCAAGTTCGCTGGCGAGCCAGGAGCCGAAGGGATGTTGCTGCGTCATAGCCGGACCGTACAGGCTCGCCGTCCGCTCACGTCGATGCAGCCAGGAACCGCACCCGCCACAGCGAAGCGCCCCCGCCCGCTGCCGATTGGCAGCAAAGCGGGGGCGTCGTCAGTCTTCGTCGTCGTCTGGCCAGTCGGGTTCGAGGAACGGGCGCGGCGACAACCAGAACGGCGGCGGAGGTTCGTCCATGGGGGTCCCCCTCACTGGTTGCGGATGGTGAGGTAGATCGACCGCTCATCGATCAGCCCGCCGACCGTCGTGATCTGACAGACCACCGTGTACGTCTCGCCGACCGTCCCGCCGGAGATTCGCTGGGTGACGGCAGCGTCGCCAACTGCGGGCGCCCCGACAGCCGTCAGCCCATCAGGGACGGTGACCGTCGCCGAGCCGATCGTGTCGTCGCCGTCGGCCAGCCACAGCGCCCAGTCCCAGGTGTACTCCAGTAGCGCGCTCGGGTCTTTGATGTACCGGTCGGACATGCGGCCTACCTCACGATCATGGTGCGGTTCTCGGCGGCCACGGTGAGGCGCCGCTCCTCGGCGGGGATCTGGTACGTCCGTTCCGGGCTGGGCACGATGGTGGACGGCACGGTGAGCGGGCGCGCCGTGTCGACCTCGTGCGCGGTGCTGAGGACGGCGGTCTTGCTGCCGGTGAGCGGCATCGCCGTCTCAACCGCGGTCGCCGTGCCGAGCACTGCGGTGACAGACCCGGTGAGCGGCTGCGCGGTCTCAACCGCCGTCGCAAGGCCGAGGGTCGCCGTCTTCCCTCCGGTGAGCGGCTGCGCTGTGTCCAGCTCGCCGGCCGAGGTGAGCGTCGCGAACTTGGCGCCGGCCAGGGGCTGCGCGGTGGACACCTCCGCGGCCGTGCCGAGCGTGGCCGCTTTGGCCCCGGCCATCGGCTGGGCGGCGTCCACTTCGGCCGCGATACCGAGGGTCGCGCCGGCGGAGATGTCCGCCGCAGAGAAGTCGTCGAACTTGATGGCACCGGAGGACTCAGACCGGAAGCCGACGCTCGTGCCCGTTGTGACGGCGGTGTCCGTGACGCTGATGCGAGTGACCCCGTTGATGTAGCCCTTGATCGAGGAGCCGATCATCTCGAGCTTGACCACGTCACCAGGCGCGGCGGCTACGGCGTAGGAACCGATGACCGTGAAGCTGCCGCCGACGACGGCGAAGAGGTCCCAGCCGGAGCCGTCGTTGCGGAGCAAGTAGCCCTGGCTGATGTTCGAGTTGCCTCTGCCCCAGATGCCGTGGCTGGCCGCTGTGGTGGCGGCGATCGTGGTCTGGACGTAGTGGTCGGCGCCAGCCATCGCACCAGCCGCGCGCAGGATGATCGTGCCGCCTGCCGCCCCGGGGCTGAGCTGGTTGGCGGCGATCGACCAGTCGCCTGAGACCTCCACCCACGAGGCGCCCAGGTCGGTGGAGTTGGTGCGGTCGAAGCTGTCGCTGAAGTTCGTCACGGCTACGCGGAGGAGTTGGCCCGGAAGAAGTCGGCGATCCCGAGCGTGAACGCGTTACCGTCTGGCGACCACGTCAGTCCGTGCTTGGTCAGCGGGATCACGGTCGAGTCGCTCGGGCTGGTCGTGTCGGGCACGTAGCCGATAACGAAGGCGCTGATCGCGTTGCCGGTCGGTGTGGTCCAGACGACGTCGGCCGCGTCGAGCGCGACCCTGTCGTTGGTGTCGTCGACGGTGACGGTGACGGACGCGAGGGTCTTACGGCCGACGGTCGCCTGTTCGTTCGTGGTGCCGGCGACCACGGCGGCGAGGTCGTCCTTGTCGCGCAGGACGGCATCGGTCTCCAGCCCGCTGGTCTCCAGCGGCACCACGACCAAGGCGTCGTTCGCGCCGGGCAGAGAGGCGTAGTACGCCAGCTTGCCCAGGGCGACGTTGAAGACGAAGTCGGCCATCGGTATCTCCTGTTCCTACACGTCGATGCTGTCGAGGTACGGCTTGGCCCGATCGGGGATCGGGCGCGCTGGCGGCGGCTTGAGCCCAGCGCTGCGGATCGTGCTGACGAGGCCGCGGCGGTCGACGACCAGCCAGGAGATCGCCGCACCCTGCCCGGTGATCTGCTCCTGCTGGCCTGTGATCTGGACTTGCTGGCCAGCGATGTCTTCCTTGAGATCGTCGATTCGCTCATTGAGCGCCGTCTTGATCTCGGTGAAGTCGTCGCGCTTCTCCTGCCGCTTCGTCCTGCGCGCCGATCGGGCGGACACGATCGCGCCCGCCGACCCGACCACCGCCATACCCGCCTGAATCCAGGTGTCTACGCCCATCACTCGACTCGCACTCTCTTCACGCGGGGCGGCTCGCGCCATCCCGCCACCACCAGGACGGGAACGGCTATCGCAGCCCACACTGCGGCGGACACCCACCCCCTCGGGAAGTCGCCCTGGATCCAGGCCGTCAGGTAGGACAGCATCCACGGCAGCACGATCAGCGGCAGTGCCAGAAACCCCGCCCAGTCGGCGCCCTGCGGCAGCCAGGCAGAGATGGCACCCGTAATCCCGGCGGCAATCCACAGCCAGCCCCACACGTGCAGCGGCATGACCTGCGTAGCCAGGGTCAGACCGCGCTGGTCGGGCTGCGGGGACACGATCTGCGCGTACCCGTACAGCGCCCACACGGTTCCGTAGGGCAGCAGGAATGCGCCGCGGCGGCCGAGCAGCCTGCCCAGCCGCCGGACCACCCGGCGCGGCACCTACACGCCTGCCGGGCTAGTGCCTGCCGAAGCGGGGGCGTCGGGCTTCGACGGGGAGACCTGCCCGCGGGTGATGAATACGAGCAGGGCGAGAACGAGGGCGTTCAGGGAACCGACGGTCTCGGGTGCGACGTCGAAATGGAAGGCCGCGAGGAGCGCGACGGCTGCGGCGACGAGGCCCGTGAACGCGGACGGCACGATGGGCCGGGTCACCCACGCGGTGATCGCGGCGAACACGGCGGAGATGACGGCGACGATCGCACCCGCCTGCTCCGAGGACAGGCCGACCCCGAAGGTGACGAGCAGGGACAGGGCGCCGGACACGACGCCGAGAACCACAGCGGGCTCTCTGCCGAGGATCTTCATGATGGTCTCGATTCTTCCGGTTAGTCGGTGACGGTGAAGCCGTGCTTGGCGCCGAGGCGCTTGAGGGATGCGGACCCGGGGATCCCGTCGGCGGCGTCGCCGACGTAGTTGCCGCCGGCCGCCGAGCGCTGCCAGCGGGCGTAGGCGCCGACGGTCAGCGAGCCGAAGGAGCCGTCGACGTACTGGGCGGAGAGGAATCCTTCAGCCTTCAGTGCCTTCTCGACGATCAGGACTTCCGCCTTGTACGTGGTGTGTCCCTGCGCCGCGGCCGGATCATGGCGCGCCGCGTAGACGACGTGCGAGAGGCTGACCTTCGGCTTCGCCGGGGTGGGTGTTCCGGGATCGGTAACCGATCCGGCCGGGCGGGGTGCACCCTTCTGCACCCACGCGTACAGCGGACCGCCGGGGCAGGCCGTGGCGTAGCCGTCGCGGTGCCCCTTGATCTCGCTGCCAGCGCCGTGCTGGCGGAGCAGCTCGATGCCGTCGCGGATTGCGCCGAGCATCAGGTCGTTCGGCTCGGTCAGGCCCTCGGAGCCAACGAGGCCGACGATGGCGTAGTGCGCGATGTTCAGCGGCTGGTTGCCGTTGGCGCCGGTTCGGCGGCCGATGCCGCGGCCTTCGAGGAGGTAGCCGTGGGGGCAGGCGCCGTAGTTGTAGGCGATGTCGGAGTAGTTCTCGACCTTGTTCGCCAGGTGGCTCTTACGGATGGCCTGCCATTCGGCGAGACAGGCGGCGTGATCCGTGAGCAGCTTTGTGCTCACTGCGGTCCCCTCGTAGTGGACCTTCACGCCCTTGGTGGACGTCTGTATCGGCGCGGCCGAGGCCGGCCAACCGAGCTGGGCACGGGTGACGAGCTTCAACGTGCTGCCTCCAGACATGAGAAAGGCCCCGGCCGGATGGGTCGGGGCGTGGGTGGACGGGCTGTCAGGTGACGTAGCCGTAGGCGAGGATCCCGGAGCCCGTACCGAAGGCGCCGGCGGTGAACGCACCGGCGGTGACGGTGGGCGGGGTGGACAGGCCCGCGTCGGTGCCGCCGAGGCCCGGGCTCGGGCTGGCGACGACGTCGGGCATGGAACCCTCGCTGATCAGGGTCGGGTTCGTCGTCGCTTTGATCATGACGCCGAGGTAGTGCAGGCCCGCGTAGGTGGTGGTGTAGCTCGACGCGGAGCCCGCGGTGGTCTGGGCGATGGCCTTGGTCATCACGGTGTTCGCCGCCCACGCCGTCGTGGTCTGGTCAGCGGTGCGGGCCAGCGCCACCTTCGAGCTGTTGTGCAGGGTGAACCACCAGTTGGTCGGCGTGGTTGCGGCGGTGCTGCCGGACGCGAAGCTGATGTTGCTGACGACCAGGCCCTTGGGCAGCCAGATGGGGACCAAGTACAGAGTGCCGCTGGTCGGCGTGGAGGACGTTCCGAGCCGCAGGCGGCTGGTCGTCTCGTACCGGCCGGAGGGCCGCATCGCCGCCTCGAGAGAGGGCAGCGGCGAGAGGTCGGTGTCGACGGTGTTAGAGCCGGGCAGGGCCTGCATGCCGCCCGGGCCGGTGACCGGGACGGAGGTGGACACGCTCATGGCGGTGGACGCCGACCAGCTGTTGCCGGAGAAGTCGTTGCCCAGGACCGTGCAGCCGGTCGCCGAGGCGGCCATGGACAGGGCGCTGGTGGCCGCGCCGCCGCCCTTGCGGACCTTGTTCCCGGTGACCAGGCAGCCGGTGGCGTTGGTCGACAGGCGGATGCCCGACGACGCCGGCGAGGTGATCTGGTTGCCGGTGACGACTGCGTCCGTGGAGTTCGTCGTGCCGTCCGCGCCCTGGCCGATGAACGCCCCGAAGTTGCTGCTGGTCGTGTCCACGGTGTTCCCGGTGACGTTCGCTCCGACGGACCCGGATACGTTGAGCGCGTTGGAGCCGATCGAGCGGAGCGTGTTGCCGGACAAGGTCGCGCTGTCGCTGTAGTGGGCGTAGATGCCCGTGGACGTGGTGCTGTCGACCTTGTTGCCGGTGATGTTCGGGGCCTGGCAGTGCTCGCAGTGAATGCCGTTGCCGGTGATGGAGCGGACCGTGTTGTCGGCGATGTTCACGCCCGGGTACTTGTACGCGGCGTAGGCGATGACGCGGATCGCGGAGTCCGTGCCGCACCCGTCGATGATGTTGTCGGAGATGTCCAACTGGTAAGGCGCCACCGACGTGGTCGCCGGGTCCGTGAGGGTGGCCAGGATCCCCGAGTAGCCGGTGCCCGTGATCACGTTGCGGGAGATGACCGCGCGCTTCCAGCCGTAGGCCTGGATGCCCTCCTGCAGGGTGGAGTCGATCCTGTTGTCGAGGACGCGGATGTTGTCGTAGGTGACTCCGGCGGCCAGGGTGTGGGAGCCGACCGCGCGGCCGTAGGCGCCGAGCCTGCTCGACGGGCCGAAGTAGCAGCCCTGCACCAGGATGTTCCTGCTGGCCGTGTTGTCGAAGGAACCGATGGACGAGCTGCCGCTCTTGGCCATGTCGATCTGGACGGCCTCGGAGAACTGGCGCACGGAGCCGACCGAGTTGTCCTTGAAGCCGAGGAAGCGGCAGTTCAGGGCGCGGCCGCCGTCGGTGCTGTTGAACTCCAGCGCGTGCGCCGTGCTGCAGTTCTGGACCGTGGCGTCCCGCACGGTGATGTCCGAGCAGTGCACAAAGTTGATGATGTCCGTCTCGCTGGTCACCGTGCCCACGCCGGCGTCGGCCGCGTTGCCGTCCCAGGTGCCACCGAGGACCTGGATGTGCGAGTGCCCGGCGTAGCCCGAGAACGTCTCGCTGCTCAGGAAGTTCCGGAGGATCCCCGCGCTGGTGCCGATGGCCTTGAGGGTCGCCCCGTAGGCCCACAAGGTGGTGTTGTCGTAGATCACCAGGAACGTGCTGACGCCATACGTGCGCCCCGCGGGAAGGAACACGATCCCGCCGCCGGCTGTGTTCGCGGCGTCGAGTTGGGCCTGGATGACGCCGCGGTCGTCGGCGGTGCCGTTGCCGACCGCGCCAGTGACCATGAACCAGCGGGCGGATGGCAGGTCAGGCAGGTTCGGAGCCGTGATGTCCCCCTCGAACGTGACCGGTTCGTGGAAGGTCACCGGTCCGGACACGTCCTGCTCATCCCCGGTCGCCAGGTCGAGCTTCCCGTCGACAGCAGCGAGGGCCGACTCCGCGGTCTGCAGCGCGCTCGAGGCGACTTCGCGCGCCGCCTGGTACCAGCGCACCGGACTGCTGCTCGCGTCCAGGTACTCGTAATCGATCTCGGTGACGTCCGCTGCCTTGAACGTCCGCACGGCGCCCGGGGCGCTGGAGTCGGCGTCGTTGGTGCGCAGGGTGGCGATGGGGGTGGTGCCGTCCGCCTCGAACAGGGCGGTGACCGTGGCGCCGGTTCCGGCGACTTTGACGAGGAGCGGGTAGTCGGGGACGACGTTCCCGGCGTCGTCGGTGAGGACGTCGGCCGGGGTGCCGCCGAAGGTGTACAGCGTCATGACGGGGCTCCCTTCAGTCGAGCCAGTAGGAGCCGGAGATGTCGACCCAGGCGACGCCGCCCGTGCCGGAGTCCTGGGTGCCGTCCTGCGAGTACCAGATGAGGGAACCGCGCGCGCCGAGGGCGTTGGCGTCCTGGTCAGGGGAGAACACTTCGACGCGGCCCACGCCGGTCATGGCGTCGCCGGTGAGGCTGGCCCCGCCCGCGAACGAGCAGATCTGGGCGGGGATGTAGTCGGTCGGGACGGTGCCCAACTTCACGCCGGAGGTGGTGATGAGGCCGCTGTCGGTCCGCTGGATTCGGCCGCGGAGGTAGGCGCGGCCGCGGTCGATGCGGGCCTCGGGTGTGGTCTGTCCGGCCTCGTATCCGGAGGCCAGGGTGATGGGCTCCCAGTCGGCCACCGGCTCCCACACCGTGATCCAGGTGTTCGAGACCGAGGAGACCTTCACCCATGTGGTGCCGTCGAGGGCGACGGCGACGGTCTGGGCGGGTGCGGCGGAGAGAAGGGTGTCGCGGTCTGCGACGTCGTCGACGTGCTGCCAGAGGTGAGGGTCGATGGCCTCGGCAAGCTCCGCGAGGTCGCCCGGTGCTGTGGGGCCGTCGCCTCCGCCGGGCACGGGGAGTTGGGCGTATCCGAAGGTCGCCATGGGGCTCCTAGGAGAACGTGATCGTGATCTGTCCGCCGGTGACGGCCATGTAGTCGCTCGAGCCGGAGGCGTAGATCGCCAGTCCCTTGGCCGAGCCGGATGCGAGGGCTGTGCGCCAGCTCGCCGGGAGCGTTGCCGAGCCCTTCGCCCCCGCGGAGAGCCGGAGCAGGTCCTCGGGCCCGTCGCCCAAGTTGAGCTGGCCGGACGGGGGGCTGCTGTGGCTGTGCAGGTAGAGATGCATCGGCCTCTTGGCGTTGACGCCGGCGCCCGACTTGCGGGCGAACGCGACTTTCATCGACGCGACGGTCTTGCCAGTGCAGGCGTTCTGGATCGCTGAGCCGTAGAACCAGGCGCCCCTGCGGTTGCCGCGGCCGGTCCAGTCGCCCTGCACGGGCGAGGACGCGTACTCGTCCGGGCGGCCGCCACGCCACGAACCAGCGTCCGTCGGCGACACGGTGGTCGGCTTCGGCGTAGGAACAGCGGGCGTACCAGGCGACGGATCGGCGACGGACGCGACCTGGAAGTAGACCTCGATCTTTCCGTCGACCTTGCGCATATAGACGGCGGAGGCCGACTGCCAGCCGCTGCCCGCCGGGGCGCCCGTGCCGTAGGTGGCGGCGCGCACCACCTGCAAGTCCTGGAATGCCTGCTCGGCTGCCGCCTGAACGCGGGCGGTGTCGGTCTCGGCAGGATCGTCGCCCAGGCGCCACAGCACGACGGGTTTGGCGGACATCCGGACGGCGACCCAGTCGCCGGCCGCACGGTCGCGGTAGGAGTCGGGGCAGGCCACGTCCAGCAGGAGGTCGCCCGTGCCCAGGTCCAAGTTGACGCGGCCGGACTCGGTGACGTCGGCGACCATCAGGGAGACAACGTCGCCACTCGTGCTGGTCGCGGCCAGGAGCTCGGCGCCGAGGAGCTCGGCGGCATCGGCCATCACAGCCTCCTCGACGTGGTGCGGGTCTTGCAGGACATGGAGGCCGAACCGAGCGTGTAACTCAGGGAGTCGATGATGTGCCGCTCCCACACCGCGGGATCAACCTCGACAGCCACGACGTCGCCCGGCTCGAGCGCCGGATTGCACACGGTGGCGAGCGACAGACTCGACTGCACGCCCAGGCTGTCGGCAAGCTTGGCGCGGGCGATGCGTCGTGCCTGGCCGTCGTCGGTGATGAGCGACGAGGAGTGGCGCTGGACCCGCAGCCGGACCCCAGTGAGTCCGAGCCGCTGCGGTGCCCCCGGGTCACCGATCGGGTCCGGGCCCGCATAGGTGATGCTGTTCGGGTCGTCGTCCCAGGCGAACACGGGCCCGATCGCCGGGCTTCCGTCGCCGCCGTCGCCCGTCACCACCCATACGTTCGCGAGGCCTTCGCGGCTCTGCTCCTTGTCGGGCTGTACGAGGGCGCCGCCCACGCCGCGGGCGATGGACCACACGACCGGGTCAGCCAGCGTGGGCATCGGGCCCACGGTGACGATGCCGCGGGCAGCCACCCAGATCTCGCCCGCCAGCGCGGCCGCGATCCCGGTGGCCGCGCCGGTGGAGTCACTGCCGGCGGACAGCACCGCCCACCGGTCCTCGGACGCGGCGATCTGCGGGATCTGCGTGTCCGGGTCCACCCCGGGGCGCCAGGCCACAGGGACGCCGGGCAGCGCCTCGGCGACCAGCGACGGCACGAGCGTGCGCGCGAGCCCGGGCCCGACCGCGCGTGCCACCGGGAAAGAGGCGGCCCGGAGGTCGTCCTCGAGCCCGTCGAGCTCGAGGCCGATTCCGCCCGTCTTCGTCGCCTTGGTGCGGGTGACGGTGTAGCGGCCGGCCGCGAACCACACCGGATCCTGGCGGGGGAGCTTGACGCCCTGCCAGAGCCGGACGTTCGTCGCGACGCTGTTGATGCCGTCGCGTCCCTCGGCCACGCCGATCACATCGGCCTGGCCGGTGTACCGGGTCTCCGCGGTACGGTCCGCCGTGATCGACGCGGATCCGGCGACGAGCCCGCACCGCGACCAGGTCGTCCCGCCGTCGTTGGACCACTCGGCGTAATACGGGCGGCCGATCGCCTGCGGCAGCGCGTCGAGCAACGCCGGAGCGATCGGCATCATCCGAGGACGCCATTCGTCGCGAGCTGCTGGTAGGACGCGAACGTCGACGCGACCGCGTCCCAGGTGGCGTAGTTGGCGGCGAGGATGTCATACGACCATCCCGGCATCCGCATCGGCTGTCCGGCGGTGTCCGGCCGAGCCACCTCCTGGACCGACGCGGTGAACGTCCGTGCCTCGTCCGGGGTGGTGTCGACCGCCTCGGCCGGTGAGGCGAAGAGAACGAACTGGTCGGGCCGCCTCGCGGCGCCGCGGGTCTGTAGCAGCCGCACCCCGGGCGTGGTCAGCAGCTCGCGGAGGACCTCGATCTGAGAGTCCTCCGCGTCGATGCTGATCTCCGACGCGGCGGCCGCGTATACATCCTGCGCCGTCGCCGCGTACCGGGACCCGGCCACGTCCGCGGTGTCGATCCGGGACGACCACTGCAGCTGCGGCCACGAAGTGACCGTGACCCGGGCGGACAGCCCAGGCTCGTCGAGGCTCTTGATCCACACGTCGGCCGGAGCCTCCGGCTCGTCGACCGTGACCGACACCGACGACGACGGCCCCTCGCTCCCGTCCACGAGAATCGGCGTCGCCGTGTAGACGACGGCCACCCCGAGCGGCGCCTCGTGGTCATACGCGGCGCCTACGCCCTCAATCGCCCAAGCGGTGTCCGCCGACCGCACCGGCACCGGAACGGCGCCCGGGTCGGTGCGCATGATCCGCACCTTGCGGACGTCGGCCGCGTCCGCATAGGGCGCGTCCTGCCGATAGTCGACGCCCAGCAGCACACCCGCATACGTCGTATCGACGCTGGCCGTCAGCCATCCGTCCGGGCTGACGGCCGGGGTGGGCGGGGTGATGTGCGGCGCGGACGGGTCCACGATCATCGGCATCCCGCTGCTCCCTTCTCTACTTGGTGCCGGAGCGGACCTTGCGCCGCACGGCCGTGAGGCCGGCGTCGACACGCGCGTCTGCCTTCTCCTCGACGTAGGCGCCGAGCTCGCGGCCGTCCTCGAGGACCAGGCGCAGCCGGGTACCGGAGGCGAGAGCCCCACCCGCGACGCCTGCGGCGGTGTACGAGGCGGGCGACACGGCGGGGACCTCCGGCACCGCGGCGTCGGCGACGCGCGCAGCCGAAGCCGCCACGCTGGCAGCCATGTTGTCCAGGCCCACGCCGACACCGGCGCCGGTCATCTCGCCGACCCACTGGGTGACCCGGGACGGCGACTTGATCTTGAGCTTCTTCTTGATGCTCGCGACCAGGCCGTCGCCCAGCTTGTTCATCTGCGCCTGGAGCTCCTTCTCCTGGCTCTTGAGTCCGGTGAGGAAGCCCTTCGACGCGTTCGCCCCGGCGTCGAACATGGCGTCCGCCATGGTGTTTCCGTAGCTGGTGGTCAACTTGGCGCCCGACTTGGCGAGGCTGTTGAGCTGGGCGAGCTGGGCTTTGTTCGCCCCCGTGACCAGGGTGGCGAGCGTGCTCTCCGGGCCCATCGCCACCAACTGGCTGATGAGGTCCTGGTTCAGGCCCTTCTTGGACAGCCCGGAGATGGTGCCCTGGAAGGCCTTCAGCGTGGACTGCCGCTGCTCCATGCCCATGATCAGGTCAGCGACCGATCCGGAGTCCTGCAGATTCGACAGCCCCAGGAAGTCCGCGGCCGACTTCTTCTGATCGGCTGCCGCGGTCTTGGCCGCCTCGAGCCTGCTGTCCACCGAGTCCCGCTGCTTCGCCAACGACTGCAGCTTCGCGGACGCCTTCTTGCTGGAGTCCGCCAGCCCCTTGGCTGAACCGCCCGCCGCCTTGAGGTCCTTGGTGAGCTCGTCGAACGCCTTCCTGATGTCCGCCGCGCTCGCCGTCAGAACCTTGTGCACCGAGCTGAGGTCACCCGGTACCTGCTTGCGGGCCGCCGCACGAGTCTTCGCGTTGCTGGTGCCCTTCGCGAAACCGCGCATTGCGCCGAGTCCGGACGCCATCGCCATCGACGTCGCTGAGTCCCACACCGTGGCCCCGCCCGGCCCGAGCCGCATGAGCTCGGGGCCGTTCTCGCCGACCCAGAATGTCTCGCCCGCACGCGGCCGGCCACCGCCTGCGTAGCCCTTCGGGCTCTTGGAAGCGTTGGCCTGCTGAACGCTGGTGATGTTGCCGTACCGGGCGACGATGTAACGGATCGCCGCGGCAACGTTCGCCACCGGGTCCAGAATTCCGCGGCTCTTGAGTGACGCCGGAACGTAGGCGTTGAACGTTCCGGGGATCGTCTGCGCCAGGCCCTGGCTGGGGTGGCCGGCTCGGGCGTTGCTGTCGGTCCGGTTGACCGCCGAGGCGTTCCAGCCGGACTCACGCGTGATCAGAGTGTTGAGGCCGGACAGCCACTGCGCGAGTGTGCCGGGCGGCGGCACACCAGCGGCCGACAGGGCCCGCTTGATGATCGCGGCGTGCTGGCCGGACGGGATCTTGCCCCCGCCGAAGCTGTCGCTGGCGCCCTTGTCGTCTGCCTCCTTGGCGTAGCCGAACAGGGAGTCGATCATGCTGTTCGGGATCTTGGCGATCATGTCGCCGATCCCCGACCCCAGGCCCGGAATGCTCCTCAACAGCGGCCGAACGACGGCGTTGACACCGGCCTTCGCCGATGCGGCCAGAGTGTCCTTCAGCCAGGACGCCCCTTCCTTCACCTTGTCCCAGGCCTTGGAGCCCCACCCCGCCACAGTGGACCCGGCACTGCCGATCCACCCGAACAGACCGCCACCGTCCTTGAACCCGGGCAGCGCGCCGCGGCCGCCGGCCGCCGCCCAGTTGCGCAGGGCCATGACCGCGCCGTGACCGCCCGCGCCCTTCACCTCGCGTGCCGTCCACACGTGCTCGTTCTTGCTGAGCCACGCGGGGACGTCGTCGCTCGTCTCGGTCCCCGCGCCGAACACGGGGCCGCCGGTGGCGAACTTGAACTTGTTCAACTTCGGCGCACCGAACGCGCCCGCGACCTTGTTCCAGACACCGACGATGCCCTTGTTGTAGACGGTGTCGATGATGAACTGGACGGGCGCCTTCGCGATCGCCTTGACCTTGTCCCAGGCCAGCTTGATGGCGTCCTTCGCCGTACCGAACGCCTTGCCAACCTGACCGATCGCCGTCTTCAGCGCGTTGAGGGCGGGCTTGATCCCCGAGTTGTAGACGGTGGAGATCACCGACTGGATGCCGTGCATGGCTGGTGCGACGGCTGCGGTCCACAGCGACTTGGCCCCGGCGCCGACAGCCTTCAGCCCGCCGACGAAGAACCCGAAGATCAGCTTCGCCCCGGCCCAGAGCAGGCGCAGCCCGGCCAGCACGAGGTCGACGACCGGAGCGATCGCCGCGTCGTACAGCCACATTGCTCCCGCGCCGACCGCCTTGAAGCCGCCGACGATGTACCCGAAGGCCACCTTCAGCCCGGACCACAGGAGCACGGCACCGGCAGCGATCCAATCGAAAGCCGGTTTGATCGCGTGCGTCCACAGCCAGGGGAAGATGTAGGCGAGGGCCAGGACGCCGAGCGTGATCGGCAGGAAAACTGTGAGGGCCAGGACGACGGCCAACACCTTGCCGGCGACCACGATGAAGTTGAACGTCGGCTTGATCACCGACGCCCAGAGCCACGTGAACGCCGCACCCAGGGCCGACAGCCCGGCCATCAGCCCGGCGAACGCTGGCTTGAGGACCGAGTTCCAGACGAACATGGCCGCCGTCTGGATACCCGCCCAGGCAGCCTGCACGATCGACCGGAACGTCTCGCTGCGCTGGTACGCCACGATGAGTGCGGCGCCCAGGGCGAGGATCGCCGTGATCACCAGGATCACAGGGTTCGCGTTCATGACCGCGTTGAACGCGATCTGCGCGATGGTGGCTCCGCGCTGCACGGCGGTCCACGCCAGGATCGCGCCGCGGTAGATCGAGAACACCGCAGTGGTCGCAGCCGTGGCGATCTGCTGGGCGAGGATCGCCGCGGTGAACCCGACGACAGCGATGCCGATGGGGATCAGCCAGGTGCCCATGTCGCGCAGCCAGTTGACCACGCTGGTGCCGGCGCTCCACAGGCCCATCAGCGCGGGCATGAGGAGCGACGCTGCTGTGGCCGCAATGGCCTTGAGCGGCGGCAGGAGCACCCTGTTGGCGAACCCGCCGGCGCGCGCGAGGACGGGCAGGACCTGGCCGCCGAGGACGTTGACGAAGGCCTGCTTGAGGCTTCGCTGAAAGACGGTGACTTCGTGGGCAGGCCCGCTGTGGAGATCCTTGCCGAGCTGCTTGGCCGACCCGGACACGACCCCCATGGACTGGACGGCCTTGGACGGGTCCAACTTGAAGAGGCTCGTACCGAGCTCCTCGGCCTGGGTGCCGAACAGTCCGACCGCAGCCGCCTGCTGTTTGACCGGGTCCTTCATTCCACGGAGCTTGTCCAGGACTGTCTGTAGTCCGGCCGTCGCGCCCTTGCCGCCCTTGGCGATCTGCGACGACATGTCCGTCGCGCTCAGCCCCAGCAGCTTGTAGGCGTCCTGGCTGGACTGCGACATGTCGATCGACCGGATCGAGAACTCCTTGAGGGAGTCCGCGACGATGTCCGTGTCGCGGGCACCGCCCTTGAGACCCTGCGAGAACAGGCCGAGCGCGGTCTTGCTGTCGAGTCCGAGCTTCTTGAGCTGGACCGGGTACTCCTGGAAAGTCTCCAAAAGATCTTCGGCGTTCGGGCCCAGCTTCTGGAACCCGGTGGTGACGACGTCGAGCGCCGCTTCCGCGTTGGGCGCCAGGCCGTTCTTCAGCTGGGCGGAGATGGCCTGCGACTGCAGGCTCATGTCCGTGCCGAACGTCGTGGCGACGTCTGACATCTGCGCGGCAATGGACTTGAGCTGCTTGTTCGTCGCGTCCGGTGGGGCGAGCCCGCCCGACACGACGGCCCGGACCGCCTCGGCGCCAGCGGCGACGTCCTCGGTGATGCCCTTCGCGTACAGCTGTCCGGCGATCTTCCCGTAGCGGGCGGCGTCGCTGGCCGTCGCACCGAGCTGGCCCTTCAGCGTGGAGGCAATGTTCGCCTGGTCCATCGCCTCGCTGATGCCCGCCACGAGCAGGGCGCCTGCGGCCGCACCGGCGGCGGCCGCGCCGACGAGGAGCTTGTCCTTGAGCCCGCCGCCGGCCTCCTCGCCCGCCTCGTTGCCCGCGTCGGCTGCGGGGCCGATGAGCTGGCTGCGCAGCTCCGACGAGATGCCCCTCACCGAGGGGATGACCTGCAGGGTGGCATAGCCGACGTTGGGCATAGGGCACCCCCGTGTTCAGTTGTCGGTCAGGTGATCTCTCCCGCTGCCAGTGCCCGGCGCCGATCGGCGGCGCGAACGAGGGCGGCCTTTCGTCTGGCCATTCGCTCTGGGGAGTTCTTGTCGCGCCCTTGGCCGATGCCCGGTCGGGTCATGGGCGTGGGCGGCTTGGCCTGCTTGGACGGCTTGACGCCGTCGTTCGACCGCTGCCAGTTCGCGATCCGTAGCTCGTCGATCGTGATTGCCTGCAGGTGTTCCTGCAGACTCCACAGTCCGTCGCTGTCGCCCATCGCCAGTCTTGTGCGGGCGCGTGGAGGGAGCTGGCGGACGTAGCCGCCGAGCTCCCGCCACGTCAGCAGCGGCCGGCCGTATGGGTCGCGTGCGAACAGGTCCGACAGGCGGATCCCGTAGTGCTCGCGGAGGTCGGCCTGGACTGCCTCGCCGTGCTCGCTCAGGAGCCGGACGAGGCCGAGGATTCCCCCGGCTCCATCCCACAGTGCTTCTGCCAGGCCTTGAAGAGCGGCATCAGCTTGTACTGCGGCATGGGCACCTTGCGAAAGTCGGCCCACTCATCGCCGAGGGCCAGGCGCAAGGAGCCCATGACGGCGTTGGCTTCGCCGCTGTCGGCGGCCGCCAGGAGCTCCCAGCAGTCCAGGTCCTGCATGTGCTGGAAGGTGAAACGGCGTCCGTCCCAGTGGACGCGGAACGGGGTGGAGGCCACCTCGGCCTTGACGGCGTCGAGGTTGAAGTCGAACGGCTCGTTGTCGGCCGGCTTGTTCGCGGTTCGGGTGGTGCTCATCGCGGTTACTCGCTCTCGTCTGCAGGTTGGGTGATCTGGATGTTGCGGGCGGGCAGGGTGAGCCTGACCAGCCCGGAGCCGTCGGGCTCCAGAGCCACTTCGATGCGGTCGGCCTGGACCATCCACGGGAACGGCTTGCCGTCGATGTCGACGGATCCGCCCGGCTGGACGCGCATCGTCTCGGCGACGGGTGCGGCCTCGGTGCGGAAGCGGGGGGCCGCCTCCTGGATGAGGGTGGCGACGACCCTGCTTCGCAGGCTGCGCGGCAGCTCGCCGCCGTCCTTGATGAGCCCGAGCTCGACGGCCTTCGCCCGGATCTCGGGTTCGGTGAACTGAACCTGCATGGTGCGACTCCTCGCGGTTCGGTGCGTGTACCGGGGGCGCGGCCGAACCGCGACGAACCTCCGCGCCCCCGGCGATTCAGGCCGTGACGGTGACGGCGCAGGTGTCGGTCTGCCCCTGGTAGGTGGCGGTGACGGTCGCCGAGCCCGGGTCGACGCCGGTGACGAAGCCGGCGGAGACGGTGGCGTCGGCGGGCGAGGACGACACCCACGACGCCAGCGAGGTGACGTCGGCCGTGCTGGCGTCGTCGTAGGTCGCGGTCGCCGTCAGGGCGCCGATCTCGCCGTCCGCGACGGTCAGGGTCGACGGCGTCACGGACAGGCTGGACAGGATGGGGGTGGTCTGCCGGGTGAACAGGACCCCGCCGCCGGTGGGGTAGATCGTGGCGGCGAACGTCATGCTTTCGAGGTCGGCTTCGTTCTCGCCGTGGTCGCCGTCCAGGGAGACCTCCGCATAGTTCGCGGTGATCAGGCGGCGGACCTTGTCGCCCTCACGGGTCTCGAACGCGACCAGCACCTTCGCCGGGCGAGGCACCTTGATCTGCGTCGCGGACGAGCCCGGCCACAGCAGGCTGTAGGTGGTCTCGTTGTCCTCCAGCGCGGTGAAGGACTTCGTCAGCTTGAAGTGGTTGCGGGACGTGCGGACGAGGATGCCGCCCCAGGCGAACTTGTCGTCGGTGTCCTCGTCGCGGGACTCGGGGAATCCCTCGTCGCCGTCGAGCAGGCCGACGAGGTCCCAGTCGCCGCCGAAAGGCGTGTCAGCATTGGCGGGCAGGGTGGCGGAGAGATTGGACGACACGTATACGTCGGCGTCCGTCCACAGATTTGCCTTCAGCGGGTCGCCGGCCACGGCGTCCTCCTCATGTCGGTACAGGGGGTTGAGTCGCGGTTCGGCGTATGGAGTTATGCGAGGACGTCCGCGCGCACGTTGACGCGCACGGTGAAGGTCGACAAGTCGACCCCCGAGTCGGGATCGGTGCCGGGCAGCGGGCCTCCGTTGGGGCGGACCGCGGACAGCACGCTTCCGTCGTGGCAGACAAGCAGCCCCTGGCAGAGCATCGCCAGGTCGTGAGCTTGGTCCGCGTCCTCGTGCCACACCGTGACGCGCAGCAGCACCCGCGACATCGCCATCGAGGAGTGCGGGGCATCGCCGTCCTTGCGGACCAGCACGTACCGGAACTGCTCCTCCGGTGAGCGGCTGGGGGGCACCCGGGTGCCGACGGTGGCGTCGGCTGCGAACGGCTCCGGCCGCCCAGCCAGAGCCGTTCGCAGTACCCCCGCACCCGCGGCTTGGGAGTCCTTGAAGACGAGCAGCCGCTTCACTGCCCGCCCCACGCCTTGAACTCGATCCCGGCCTCCGCTACCGAGCGGGTGAACACGCCGTCGCGGGCCTGCCAGCCCATGCCGCGCGCGTGCGCGATGGTCACGCTGGCCGCGCCACGGTCGGTGGTGTAGGCGCGGATCTGCACTGGTGTGCCCGGGGGCAGCTTCGCGCGCACGCGGGCGCGGATGTCCTCGGCCGCCCCGTCGACCATCTGCCGGACGCCGTCACTGCGGAGTACCTCGCGTATCCCGCGGATGTCGAGCTCGAACTTCTCCAGCACGGCAGCCTCCTATCCGGTGGCGCGCACCATGACGAACTCGATGTGGTGGGTGGTGTCGGTGAACAGCTCGGGCCAGGCGGCAACCTCGCCATCCACCTCGTACAGCTGGCCACGCCAGTCGATGCGGTCGATGGCCTTGATGTCGGGGCTGGTGCCCTCAGCCGACTGCACGCGATAGCCGGTGATGACCGCGTTGCGCTGCTCGTCGCCGGTCTCGCTCTGGCTGTTGGGCTGGATGTTCAGCCCGGTCACGGTCAGCCGGTTGACCGCGCCGGGTGACCAGTCCGGGACCGTGTTGCCGCCCCGGTCGGTCTTGGTGCTGGCCCGGACCCGCACGACGCTCTGATTGAACATCATCAGGCATCGCTCCCCGTGCGGACCTTGTGCCGAGCCACGGCCTTCGACCACTGGTCCGAGACGCCGACCGCAGCCGTCGCCCCGAACGTGACCGACTGGCCGCCGACCGCCCGCGACTGCACGCCCGGCACCACGGTGAACATCGTGCGGGCTTGGTCGATGACCGCCTCTTGGACGTCTGCGGGAATCGCGTCCAAGGTGGGACCCCAGCCGTGGCTGTACACCACGTCGAGGCAGCGCAGGCGATCCGGCCAGTACAGGCAGCCCAGGCGGCGCAGCATGCCCGCCTCCGACCATGCGTAGTCCGTGCCCTCGACGAGCGCCTCGCCGTCGAGTTCGACCGACGCCACGGCGGTCGTCGGCCACACCGGCAGCAGTAGCGACTCGCGGCCGTTGCCGTCCAGCGTCACCTCGTCATTGGCGACGAGGTCCACGTTGTGGCCGACTGCCCCTCGGAAGCGGCGAGTGGCGGCCTTCAGTGCGGCCAGCAGCTTCGGGTCGTTGGGCGGCTTGCCCAGCCACACGGACAGTTCGTCGGGGTCGGCCAGGAACTCAATCGCCACCGCCCTCGCCGCCCTTACCGCGCGGCGCGCGGGCCTTGTTGGACGACGTGGTGCGCGCCTTGTTCTGGGCCACCGCCGCGGCCTTCCCCTCGGCCGACGGCGCCGCGTCGGCGAGGTCGGCGTCGGTGAGGCCGCGCAGTTCGGCGTCGGCCGCATTCAGCTTGAGGACCGTCTCGTGGCCGGCGTCGGTGGTGAACCGGTACTTGTTCAGCGGACCGCCCACAGCGGCCACCTCCTGATCAGGGATGTCGACAGGTGTGACGGTCGAGGGCGGGCCGCACGCCGCGTGCTCGGCGCCGCACGGGCACCGCCCTCGAGCCGTCTGCCGGGTGAACAGGGTCACGGCGCGAGCAGGCCGGCGGTCCGCAGTGCCGCGAGCAGTCCGTTGACCTTGGTGCGCAGCGCCAGGTAGTCGGCGCGCAGCGCGTCGTACTCGGCCTTCGTGGGGGTGGCGCCAGCCGCTACCACTGAAGTGGCCGCAGCAGCGTCGGCGACGGCAGCCGCCTGCTTGCCCTCGCGGGCGGCGCCTGCCGCCGGGTTGAGGTACGGCATGTCAGCCTCCTCAGGCGGTCAGGTCGATCTCGACGAACGCGTTCGGCTGGATCACGCCGAACGCGGCCCGCATCTCGGCCAGGATGGCGACGAGGTTGCGGACGAAGAAGTCGAGGTGGCTGTCGGTCATCTGGATGGTGGCCTGCTCGCGGTCCCACAGGATCGCCTTGCGGAAGTCGCCGACGTAGCCGGTGCCCGCCGGGACGGCCTCGGTCTCGATGACCGGGAGCCCCCACAGGGTTCCGGCGCCGCCCGTGCCGGCCGGGCCGCCGAAGTAGAAGCGGGCCTCGTTGTCCTGGAGAAGGTCCAGGGCCTCCAGGTCGGTGGGGTTGAGCAGGTAGGCGTTGGCCACCGAGCGGCCGACGGTGCGGACCTTGGTCTTGGCCTTGCGGGTCGTGGTCAGCGCGTCGCTGTCCCAGGCCTGCGCCTGGACGCCGGACACGTTGCCCAGGCCCTCGAAGTTCTCCCCGGTGTTGTCGCCCTGGATCATCTGATCCTCGAGCTCTTCCTCCAGGCCGTAGCGGAGGAAGGCGTCGATCAGGGTGCGGATCTGTGCCGCGTCGGACAGGGCCCGCTTGGTGACCGGCATCCAGTGCGCGATCGTCTTCACCGCGGCGGTGACCTTCGCCAGGGCGAGGCCGGACTCCGGCTTGTAGCCGCCGCCCGCGTTGTTCACGAGCGCACCGGCACCGCCCGGGGCGGTCGGCGCCGCGGAGGACGTTGCCTCCGCCACGGGGGCGGCGTTGTTCGTCACCGAGGTGACGCGCACGTACTCCACCGTGTCCGAGGTGGTCGTGCCGTTGGTGACCACGTCCCGCATCCGCAGCGGACGCTGGAACACGTCGATGCCGACCTGCAGGCCTCGGTAGTCGTTCTGGACGAACGCGCCGCCGGAGGTGTCCGAGCCGCCGGTGACCAGGCTCTTGACGCCGAACATCTCCGACTGCACGCGCTGCTTCGCGCCGAACGTGCCGCCGCGCGCCTGGGACAGCAGGCCCTTGTATTCGGCGGACTCGATGAACTGCTCACCCAGGGACTTGCCGCGCTTCGGCAGCTCGAACCCGGAAGCGGTGCGCCGCTGTCCGTCCTCGTCGGTCTTCGCGTTCAGGGCGATGTCGTCGCCGAGGTCGGCGAGCGTCTTCTTCAGCTCGTCGTTTCCCCGAAGGCGCTCGATCTCCGACTTCGCCTCGGTGGCCTTGGCCATGTGCTCGCGCAGCTGGCCGGCCTCGTCGGGCGTGAAGTCGCGGTCGCCATCCTCCTCCGCCGTCTTAGTGATCTGGCGGGCCTCGAGGAGGTGGTGCTTCATGAGCTCCTTGAGCTCATCGATCTTGGGCATGGGTCCTCATTCCGTGAGCGAGAGCTCCAGCTCCTTCAGCTGGAACTCGGTGCGCAGACGGGCAGAGGCGGCGGCGGCCTTGGCGGCACCCTCGTCGGGGGCTTCGCGGAGGTCCGGCGTGGTCTCTTCCTCGATGCTGCTGTCGGTGGCTTCTTCCTCGGTGTCCTGCTGGGCGGGCGGGGTCTCCTCGGTCTGGGCGGAGGGCTGTTCGCCGTCGGCCGACTCGGAGCCCGGCTGGCCGGGATCACCGTTCTTACTGGGGGCGGCCGCCGCCTTCTCCGGCGTGGCCGAGTCGAGAACCTCCCCGATCGCCGCGTAGGCGGCGGTGAGGGCCTCGAAGTTCTTCTGCGACAGGACGCGTCCCGCCTTCATGCCGGAGGCGACACGGGCGGCCTTCGCCGCGAGCAGTTCCGTCTCCTGGTTCGCGCCGACCAGGCAGGGGCCCACCTCGTGGACCTTCAGCTTGCGCAGCTCGTAGACCTCGCCGCCCTCACGCTCGCCCCAGCCGCCGTCGAGGATGTCGTAGGCGAAGGAGAACTGCGTGACGCGGCGGCCCTTCAGGAGACGGAATACCTGCTCCGCCTTCGGGTTGCCCAGGTCCAGCTGCCCCGTGACGAGCAGGCCGGCCGGGGTCTCCTTGGCCTCGGTCACCGAGCCGATGTGGGAGAACGGGTCACCCCAGTCGTGGCTCCAGATCACCGGGATCGGATCGCCGGACTGCTTCCAGCGGGCCAGGTCGTCGGCGAACGCGCCGGGCATGACCACATCGCCGACGCTGTCCTCGTTGCCGAACACGCTCACCAGCGCGGTGAACTCGCCGGCCCCCAGCCCGTCCCCCTCGCCCGCGGCCTTCACCCGCGCGGGGGCATCCTTCGTCAGCACGTCAGTCTCCCCTCGCGTAGTCGAGCGTGCAGTTGCAGTTCACGAGCTCTTCGGTGCGGCCGGACACGTCGCCCGGCCAGCGCAGACCGTTCGAGAAGACGTCGTCGAGGCTGACGGCCTCGCCGTCCTGCGCCTTGTGTGAGGGCCGCGGGTTGCGGCCACCGGTCCGCCAGATCTTCTTCGTGAGCCCCGAAGCCGAGGCCGCGTCGTGGCCACCGAACGAGCGGAGCTCCGTCGAGGCGGTCGCAGCGCGGGTCACAGCGGCCGACGCCCACGTGGCGGCGGCGCCGTGCAGCGCCTCGCGCCAGCTGCTACTGCCCTCCTCCTGCACGCGGGTGACCGCCTTCAGGCCGGCTTCCTCGTGCTGGGCTGCGTGCGTCTGCGCGGCGGCCAGGATCCACGCGAGCATCACCTCGGCCGACCAGTTCTCCGCCTCCGGGTTGTGGGCCTCGAGGACTTCCCACGCGCCGAGCTGAGCCAACTGGTAGCCGTGGTCGGCTAGCAGTACCTGCAGCTGGGCGATTCGGTCGTCGGACCCTGCCGCCCACAGGGCGATCAAGTCCGGCATGCCGTCGGCTTTCGCGCCGGCCGCGGTCAGCAGCCGGGAGGCGGCCCTCTCGGTGAACCTCACCAGCGCCTGCGACAGCGCGTCCTGCTGGCCCTGGAGGGTGCCGAGGTCAGACGGCCTGCCGCTCTTGACCAGCGCCAGGCCGCGCCCTTTTGGGAGCGCCTCCGGCTCCGGAGCCGTATCCCGGGGCGACGCCAGCCCGCCCTCGGTGACGTTCATCGGCGTGATCAGCGAATCCCCACCCTCGATGCTGGGGAGGTTGTTGCGGGCCCGGGTCTCGTTCACCGTCATCCACGGGCGGCCCGTCGCCGTCGACGCCGCAACCGCCTGCTCCTCGAACGAGCCCCGCAGCTTCGAGTCGATGTTGAACTCGCAGTACACGTCCGCGTTGTTGCCGGGCAGGTCGGGAAGGATCTGAGCGGCGATCTCCTGCTGGAGCATCACCATCCACGGACCCAGGGTGTCCTGGTACAGGTGGGCGTGCTGCTCCTTGATGTTGGAGTAGGTGGCGTGATCGAGGATCCCGATCAGCGGCGGCGGGATGAAATACGCCGCCGCGCACTCCTCCCGGGTCAGCTTGCGTGCCTCGATGTACTGGGCCTGCTCCGGGTTGAAGCCGACCGCCTTGTAGTCCATGCCATCCTCGAGGATCGGCGTACCACCCTCGGCGCCACCCCCTGAGGCGAACGTCCGCCACATCTCCCGGAAGCGCTTCTTCTCCGGCGGCCCCCACTCGGGTGCATCGGCCGGGCGAACGAGGACGCCCGTCAGGCGGGCCCCGCTCTTCCACATCTGCGCCCGCTGCTTCGCCGCCTCCGACGACTCCAGCAGCAGCTCACGCAACGACTCGATCGGTGACGACCCGACCGTCAGATTGTCAGGCGCGTAACCGTGGATATGGATGACCTCATCCACCGCGAAGTCCCGGCCGCCCGCCGTCTCGTAATACTCGGGACTGATCCAGTTCCCGCCGTAAGGGCGGATCAACGAGGGCGGCACCGGCAGGATCCGAAGCTGCCCGTTCAGCTTCAGCTTGATCCCGAACCAGTCGTCGTACAGGGCGACATCCGACACGATCCGCTCGACGAAGCGGTACTGCGTCAGGCCCGGCATCGGCTCCGCCAGCAGCCGCGGCAGCGGATGATCCGTCAGCCGCTCCCGGTCCGTGTCGCTCACCCGGCGAAACGTGTGGATCCCCAGCTGTGCGATGTTCCGGGCGAGGAAGCCGATGACCGTCCGCACCTGCGGCTGCGTGCGCCAGATCGTCTCGTACTCCCACGGCGCCGCCGGCAGCGGCATTGCCGCGTAGCCCGGGGTGACGCCGGCGCCAGTGACCGCGAGCCGGCCGGAGGAGACCACGAACGCCATCAGACACCGCCCGTCGCCAGCACCTGAGTGAACTCGATCCGGTGCCGCTCGATGACGACCTCACCGTCCATGGGCTGGCCGACCCGGCCGGGCTCCAGCAGCTCCGCGTCACGCAGGACCAGGAGCGGGCCGCGCTTCGCCCACAGCACCCCGGAGAACGCCTTGTCCGCCAGGTTCACGACGACCCTCTTGCGCACCGCGGTGCGACGCCAGGCGAACATGCGGCCTCCTCTCGGGCGGCCGCTACACGACCATGATTTCCTCGTCGTCCGCGTAGCGGGACTTCCGCCGCGGAGGCCGGGCCACGACCTCAGCCATGGCCGTGGCCAGCGCTGACACACCGTCGATCTTGTCGCCGCTGTTGGCCTTGTCCGGCTTCACGTTGCCTGCCGGGTCCATGGCCACGGCCAGGTTGTCGACACACCAGCGGGCCACCGGGTGGCCGCCATGCCGGAGCGCCGGCACCTCGACCGTGCCCTGCAGGGTCAGCCGCTGGATCTCCTTCAGGACCGGCGACATCGTCGCGAAGCCCTGCCGGACCTTGACCATCGGAGCCCGCTCGGACACCAGGTCGTTCGTCAGCTGCGACGCGTTCCACGGGTCGTAGCCGATCGACTTGACCTTGAACAGGTCGCGGTCCCGGCGGATCTGCTCCTTGATGAAGTCGTAGTCCGCGACGTTCCCCGGTGTCGCCACCAGGAAGCCTTCTCGGACCCAGCGCGAGGCCGCGCCTGCGGTCCGCTTGTCCAGCGCCCGGAGGTTGTCCTCCGGCGTCCAAAACCGGAACACCGCGTCCAGGGTGCCGTTCTCGTCGTTGGGGAACAGCCAGCACAGCGCGCAGAGGTCGGACGTGCTCGCGAGGTCCAGGCCGCCATACGCCTCCCGCCCCTCGAAGCGCCGCTCGTCAACCATGGCCGCGTTACGGTCCCAGGCCTCCAGCGTCAGGAAGCGAGTCTGCTGCTTGGTCCGGATCCCCAGGTGCAGGCGCAGGAACTTGGCCAGGTCGGCCGGTGACTGCTGAGCCTCCGCAGATGCGCCGCGCAGGTACGCCGCCGACGGGCTCACCCCGTAGCCGGGGTTGGCCTTCCGCCACGTCGCCTCGGCATGCGGGTCGTCATCCTCGCCAGCGCCCCAGACCACGCCGTAGGTGTCGAGGTCGTGCAGCGCGCCGCGGGCCAGCTGCTCGATGTACTGCCGCTTCCGGTCGTAAATCGACTCCTGCTTGCCCTCATCCGCGGTCGTGATGATGATGACCAGCGGCTGCCGTCGCGAGCCCGTACCCGTCTCGATGGTCTCCACCAGGTCCGGGTTCTTGTGGACGTGCAGCTCGTCGATGATCCCGCCGTGGACGTTGGCGCCGTGCAGGGCCTCCGCCACCGAGGAGACGACGGTGAAGTAGCTGCCGCTGGCTGGGTGCGTGATCTTCTTGGTGAACGCCTTGACGTTCCCCTTCAGCGCGGGCGCCCGCTCGGCGATCGTCTTGATCGGGTCGAACGTGTACCGGGCCTGCTTCTCCGACGTGGCCGCCGCGTACACCTGGGCGCCCGGCTCCGAGTCCGCGGCCATCAGGTACACGGCGATCCCGCCGGACAGGGTCGTCTTCCCGTTGCGGCGCGGCACGTCCACGTACAGCTTGCGGACGATCCGCACGTAGCCCTCGGCCTCGTCGTCCCAGCGGACCCAACCGAACACCGGAGCCAGGATGTACGCCACCTGCCACGGGTCCGGATCCAGCGGCTTGCCCGCCCACTTGCCCTGCGTGTGCCGCAGCAGGTGGAAGGACTTCAAGACCTTGTCGACCTTGGCCGGGTCGAAGACCGCACCCGGCGCCTCGCCCGGCGACGGCGTCTGGACCTTGGGCGGGCATGTCGGCAGCGGGATCCCACGGGACTCCAGATACCAGCGAACCTCCGGCGAGATACCCAGATCAGCCGGAGCCAGCGAACGGGTTCGCTTCGCTGTCGCCATCGTCGCCCCCGCTTCGCGCCAGGGCCTGCTCCGTCGAAGGCGTCAGGCCGAAGTGGGCAGCCCACGACCGCATCTCACGGCCGGCCGCTCGAGCGATCCCCACCGCAGGGTGTGCCAGCTTGCCCTGCCGCGCCTCAATGAACTGGCCCTCACGCTGAACGGCCAACGTCGCCTCGACGAAGGTCGCCCAGGCCTCGCAGTACGCCGCAAGCGCAGCCCGGTCCGACTCCTTCACCAGGTCCAGACGAGACAGCTCCGGGATCACCCGGTCCCACTCCGCGGCGGCCTCGGGCGACAGCCAGTCAGGAGCGGTCGGCGGCAGCCGCTTGAAGTCCGGGCCCGTGTTGACCTTGCGGCCACCCGAGTCCCGGCCGGCCGACCGGCCCTCGATGAGCTTGAGCCCGGCAGGCTTGGCGGTCCGGGGCATGGTCAACACCCCCTGGAACCAGTCACCTAGAGTAATCGCAGGTCAGGGGCTTGATCCCCCTATGGCCGATCTGAGCGTGCGGCTTCCGAGT